TTCTTCAAAGTGTTTTTCTAAATAGGGGATAAATTCCATTATGGTATCTACATTTTGTTCATATTTTTCAATTAAACCTCTCAAACTTCTAATTTTATCTACTGAACAATTAGTTGATGAAGTTTTAGATACAAAGGCAACACATTTATTTTGGGTTGACAGTGATATGAAATTTCCACCTGATGCATTGTTTACATTACTATCACATAAAAAAGATATTGTAGGAGCAAATTATAGCACTAGGGTAAAGCCACATAGACCAGTAGCATTTAAAAGTGAAACTAATCTTGATAAGAGAGTATTTACCGGCAACGGAGTTGAAGAAGTATTTGCATTAGGCAGTGGGTTGTTATTGGTAAATAAATGTGTATATGAAAATATATCAAGACCACATTATAGTGTTGAATGGAATGATGACTATACTAACTTGATGGGCGAAGATATATATTTTTGTAAGAAAGCAGCAACGCATGGATATGTATCACATGTTGATAATGCGTTAAGCGATAGAGTTGCACATATAGGAACAAAAGAATACACAATAAAAGGCGATTGCTATGATTAGTAAAATTTCAAAAAATAACAATTTACTTAGTTTTAAAGGACAAAGTGTTATTACACCATGGGATAGATTAAAGAAGTTTATCTTTAGTCCATATCCAATAGTTTACGTAGATCAAAAAACAACAGATACAGATTTGTTAATAGAACACGTAGCAGATTATACAGGTAAAACAGATATGGTATGGGTTGTTGTCAACGGCACAACTTTAAATCCTAATTTTCCTTGGCACTATAAACCAAGCGATGTAGGACACAATGTTATACACAAATTTCCAAAAGTAATTAAAAGAACAGGCCGTCCTGTAAATTGGGGAGACATTCAGTTAGTCCCAACAGGCGGAGTAATACACGGAACAGTAAAAAATAAAGTGATAGGTTCTTATCACGAAGCAGATTTTGATATTGTTATGATTAGTTTCCATGAAGCTGAAGCAGATGCAAATTATCAAAAATTAAAATTACGGTTTCCAGATGCCATTCACGTAAAAAATATTGAAGGTATTGGAAACGCACATAAAAAAGCAGGTGAGATGGCAAAATCAGAAATGGTATATATTGTTGATGCAGATGCAGACATACATGATGATTTTTGTTTTGACTATATCCCACCTATGGCAAAACGTGCCAATACAACATATGTTTGGTATGCCAGAAATCCAATTAACGATTTAAGATATGGGTATGGAGGAGTTAAGTTATTTCCAAGACAACAAATTATGGAAATGGGACACGTTCTTCCAGACTTTAGCACAGGTTCGGCATTTTATCAACCTGTAAGAGACGTTTCTAACGTAACAAGATTTAATAGAGACCCTTTTAGAACATGGCGTAGTGCATTTCGCGAGTGTGTAAAACTATCATCGCAAATTAATCCTAATGCTCCAGTCAAAGAAACCGAAGATCGGTTAAAGATATGGTGTGAGGTTGATAACGGTGAACGTTTTGGACGTTATTGTATTAAAGGTGCCAACGAAGGCAAAGCATACGGAGAAGCAAACAAAGATGATGTAGAAGCTCTAAATAAAATTAATGATTTTGAGTGGTTACGTGAACAGTTTGTAGAGAGTATGAAAAAACGTATTAGTGCCAACTAATAAAAATTCCTTAAAAGTAAACTAACTTAGAAACTATCTATGCATTTGCGTAGATAGTTTTTATTTTCTTTAAAAAATCTTTTGATTTACACTGTATTTTTGCACCCGGATGCAATGGTTTAGGCCACTTGCTTATATCAACCCAAGCAAACCCATCACTTTCATCATTTAAACTAGGAATAAATTCATTGCTAACAGTAACAACAAAACTGTTATATATAAATCTACCATTACCACTAGTAAATTTACTTATTGGAATAGTTTTTACTGATTTAGGCCATTTGCCTATTTCTTCTTCAACTTCTCGTTTTAGTGTTTCAATAGGTCTTTCGCCCTTTTCACTTTTGCCACCAAAAAATCCCCAAGTTTTTGGATGAGTAACATTGTTACTTCTAAGTTGTAATAAAATTCTTCCTGTGTCTATGCTTAAAAAGATACAGCCACTTGCTTCTATCATTATAAATAGATTCTCCAGAATCCTGCATTGTATACAGCTTCATAACTATTAACCCAAGCCTTGCCATTCCATTCTAATTGGTCTTGCGTTGTTAGATTAAGACAATGATGTGTAGTTGATTGATTTGCACCAGCATTAAATACTATTGACCAGCCATTGCCGTCAAATTCTACAATATCATATTTGTTAGCTGTTGATAATCCATTCCAATTTGAACTAACAGGAATAGAATCCATTAATAAGTATCTAATTCCTACACTATTTGGAGTAGGAACAGTTCCATCACCTGGATAGTTTACCATACCATTTATTACACCGTTAATTGGTTGTAATGTATTAGTTGGTAATGTTGTTTGGTCTATAGTTACTGATAATTTTTGAGGATCATTTGGATGTTCATATAGTTTTCCTATAATATCATTATCGTCGTCGCCTGGAGTTGAACTTTTTCTTAGCCTAATTTGACTAATACCATCACGTAATACTCCAAACTTCTTTAAATCTTCAGTCCATGTAATTGGTTGATCACTTGAATCTAAATTAGATCCATCAAGTGCAAGTAATGTTACTTCATTATTATCATATCTAATTTTTCTGTCTTCAAATGTAACAACAGTGTATTCTACTGTAGATTTATCAAATGTTTCATTTTCTTTAAAATTATCCAAGTCTGCATCGTCTAAATTATACATTTGATTAATAATTGTGTGTATAAGTTTTTGTTGTTTAACTTTCGCAGGTGGATTAATTAGCACAGGCATATCAAATCCTATCGATGCAACATCAATAATATCATCTATGCTACTACCTATACTTCTGGTGCTCCATGTAGTGTTTACCATTTCTACATAACTTAATGAACTCCAGTCATATGGATTACTTGAGGTTTTGATATCAAGTGTTGGATTGAATAATACAAGTATTTGTTCCATTAGTTGTAATTTTTGTTCCGTATTTGATGTCCATATGTCACAGTTCATTGATAATTTATATGTAACTGGGTTATGTCGTTCAATAGTATATCTATTACCCGGTTCGTTTGAATACTCACCTGTAGTATCATCATATTTCTTTTCTATAACTTGAACTTTATCTACATGAGATGGTAATGTTCTTAGTTCTGGCGCCATTGCTAAATTAGTTACATAACAACTAATAAAAGGAACAGTGTTAACAATGTTTTCACTATTTTCTCTTGTTATGTGTGCTGCCATTCGATTAATATCACCATAACGAACAGGAACTAATTGCATATTTGCCAGTCCAGTTTCGTCTTTGCCCATTTGAACACTGAATCCACTGAACAGTCTTATAAACTGTTGAATGTATCTTCTAATCTGCCTGTCGTAAAAAAATTGTTGTGCCATTGTTTATTCCTAAAAGTCTGAATCTAGCCCTTTTTTCTTAGGGTCTATTACTTTGCTTAGTGCTTGTCTTTCTGGTTGTTCAGTGTTAGATACAACTGTTGTTGCATTGTTGTTAATAAAGTCACCAGCATTATAAGTTTTGTCAGACCAAGTTTTTTCTGTAATATTATCATATAGTCTATGCCACCTACTTCCTCTAAAAACAAATAGTCTTTTTGGATTGAAGTCACTTCTTATAAAGTATTCACCATCATTTGGATCTTGTGGAAATTGATCACCTTGTGCTAATACTTCTCCATGTTCATATTCTGGTTCACTTTCATCAGGAACTCCAAATAGATGTTCAGCTAATGGTAAATTATTTGGATTGGCTGCTTCTGCAGATGCCACAATAGCATTACTAATGTTCATTTCAGTTTCATATGAACTTAGGCTTTGTTTTAAACTATCTGGGTCATTAGCAGTTCCAAGTATATCTTGGTATTCTTGTGTATCTGTTAATGGTGCTACTTTAACTCTCCAAATATGAGGATACCACGTTTGTGAAAATCCTTCACTTCCTCTTGCAGCATCTTGCACCACATAAAACTTGTTAACAGCATCTCTGTCGTTGCTTAATAAAAGTTCATCTCTTAAATGAGGCAATTCAATAACATCACCGGGCATTAATCTTCTACCAAGTTTTTGAACCATGTCATTAATATGAAAACTTATAAACAACGTATCGTTTGTTAGGAATAAACCAAATTGGGTTAAATCAAAGTCGTTATCACTTACATTATATACGCCACGCAATTCAAAAATATCAGGATCGTATTTACGATCTCTGTTTTCCATGAATAATAAGTCTTGTATTCTAGTTTCATCTACTAAACCTTCTGGATTAATTTCTTCACCAGATAACATATCCTTTTGTAGCCCACTGTTGTAGTTAGGCTCACTAGGATCGCTTGTTGAATTATCAGAATTAGGACCAAGATACTTATGGACATGAATTGCAGTGCCGCCGATTAGGAACTGTTCTAGGATACTTCTATCCATGAAGTTATAATCATTGCTTTTATATGGTTTATATAGACTTAGTCTGGGCATATTTGGTTTTCCTATTATATACAGTATTTATGCCAAGCGAACACTTATAAGATACTAAATAGTTATATGCGTAGTTAATCTTAACTAGCATTATAAAAAGGAAAAATTATGTTTAGATTTTTTACAGAAAAGAAATGGGCTTTATGGTCCTGGCTAGGATCAGTTTTAATCCTATCATCGCTTTGGATACAAGTTGAGATTGATGTTAAGATTAACGAATGGTTTGGCCAATTTTATGATATGATTCAAAAAGCATTAGCAACACCAAATGCAATTACTATAGGTGAGTATTGGGCTAGTTTAGCCAGTTTCTTATACTTGGCGGCTATTTACGTTGGTATTGCTGTTGTAGTAAGTTTCTTTACAGCACACTATCTATTTAGATGGCGAACTGCAATGGTTGAATGGTATCATAGTGTATATGACAAAGCTAGAACAATAGAAGGCGCCGCTCAACGTGTGCAAGAAGATACTATTAAGTTTAGTAGAATTATGGAAGGATTAGGAACAAGTTTTATTGAATCAATTATGGTTCTAGTTCAGTTTGTTCCTATTCTATTAGGACTATCAGTTGGTATTCCTATCTTCTTCTTTGGTGATTGGCAATATGGACTTGTTACAGGTGCTATTGTTTGGTCAGTAGGTGGAACATTATTCTTAATCGCACTAGGTTGGGTATTACGCTTAGTTGGTGTTGAATATGACTTACAGAAGAAAGAAGCAGCATATAGAAAAATACTTGTTATTGCAGAAGATGATGAGACAGTAAGACCAAAGACTATTAATGAACTTTTCACAGATGTTCGTTCAATTCACTTTAAGTCTTACCTACGTTACTTGTATTTTAATGTAGGACGTATTACATACTTACAAGCAAATGTGTTAAGTGCCTATGTATTCTTAGCACCGGCTATTGTAGCAGGTGTAGTAACACTAGGTGTAATGCAACAGATTATTCGTGCATTTGGAAGAGTAGAAGGTTCAATGCAATATCTCTTTAGAGCGTGGCCAACACTTATTGAATTAATGAGTGTATTTAAACGTTTAAGAGAGTTTGAACGACAAATAAACGAAAAATAATTTAAGAAAAATTATAACCTATTGAAAACCCAAGATTCTTTTCTTGGGTTTTTTCTTGACAAATGCACCAAGATATCTTATACTGTATAAGTAAACTAAGTAAAAAGGAAGAAAAATGTCTAATCAAACTATAAAATTCGAAGATATGCCAGCAGATGTAATTGCAATGGAAGATGTGTGGTTCGAAGATGTTGATCAAGAAACATTAGACAACGAATTTAAGAACGATTCAACTGTTCAGGTTGACAATACAGAAGATCTGTAATATTATACTTTTAAGAATTTCATCACAGGAGAAACTAAATGGCTGTTTCAAAGATTTCAAAAAAACCAAAAAAGAAAGTTGTTAGAGGAGCACCACGTATTAAACGAGGCGCTAAACTTGACTCACCTTCCTTTGAAGGTTGGGAAGAATGGACAGGTGAACAATTTCATCGTAAAGCAATGTATGCCCGTGAATGGTATTACCATAATTACAAACCTGTAGATCTCTATCCAGCAGTTATTCAGTGGATGAATCAGCAAGGAGACGAGTTCACTACAGAAGACATAAAACAAGTAAATGCTGCACCTGGACATGCATTAAGCATTACAGCAGGCATTACAGCAAAATTATTGTTATCTGGCATGCCAGAGTATAATGAAAAAGAAGATAAGTATTGGGAATCATTACCCGGAACAATGGGTAATTTAAAACCCTTATCAGAGTTTTTAAGGAAGCAAATTAACAAAGCAAAAATAGCCGGTAAGCCAATACTTGATGCTAAGAAAGAAGTAGTAAAAGAAAAACAAAACACATATCAGCCTACCATACAAGAACGTATGCGTGAAGCATGTATTATAATGGCAGATGAGATAGAGAATTTTGTAAATATATTTCTATCAGAATACGATGAAAAACTAATGAAAGATTTTGAGCCAGTAAAAATTCTACGTAGAGAGAATTGCAAGGCCGGACATGCACGTTTAATTAAAACTTGGTATCAAGGTGAGCGTGATGAGATTTATGATTTAGTAAATTTTCCTACTAGTGCTAAACTAAAGAAAATGAGCGAAGACGACCAAGATTTGTATTCTCAACTTAAAGAGGGATATGATCATCTAACACCTAAACAAGCAAAAACTATACTAGAAATGTATCAACGTATTGTAGATGCATGTGATATAATTTCTGTAGAAAGTAAAGCACATCGTAAACCACGTAAAGCAAAATTTAAACCAGCTGATCAACTTGTTAAAAAACTTAATTATAAACTAAGCGATAGTAATTATGGAATTGCAAGCATTCCACCTGAAAAACTTGTTGGAGCCAACATTGCACTAATATTTAATTGCAAGAACCGTAAAATTGGTATGTATTATGCAAGTAATATAGATCCACTAAATATGGGTAGAGAAGGATCAGGCTTTAGTGTTAAAGGAACAACGCTACAAGGTTACAACGAAGAAAAAAGTGTGCAACGCACAGTTCGTAAAACAGATGAGTTTCTACCAATGATTAAAAAGACTACAAAGTCTAAAACAGAAAAGTTATTTGAAACATTAAAAACAACAGAGACAAAACTTAATGGTCGCTTTAATAACGAAACAGTAATATTGGCAGTATTCTAATGTTCATGAACCCTTACGAAATATTTGAAAGAGACGAAGATGACAAATTTGGCATCATAGTAGATTGTAAGCATACAGAAACACCTTCTATTGATATGGAATTAGATCAGAAGCTAGGACATATAACATTAGAATCTGCCAGACAAGCAGGTTTTAAAAATATTATATTATTTGAAGATCGTGGAGATTTTGATATAGCTGCATCAGAATTAACAAAGCTAGGAGTATGGAAAGTTATATATGTATTCTCTGGAACAATGTTTGGAGAAAAAAGTATAAGGAGTATAAGGAGATTCCCACATCTAAGTGCATTTGTAAAAGATAATTTTGTTTTTAGAAAATTCTTTATATTTGAAACTGAAAAGTATAAGTTCTTTGATATTAGAGATCCATTTTTAGGAAATGTAGTAGATGAATTAACACATGTAAGCATGGATCAATTAGATATAACATACTTAAATCCATATGAGGATAATTATCAGTTTTTAGAAACTTTAGCCAATGGTAAAGTGCCAGAGATTGATACGTTATTAACAAAATCTGAAGTAGATCGTAAATACGCAGAGGTTATAGTGAAACTTTCTGAGGACTTACTGATAAATACATAGTAAGGAAAAACAATTCCAGGAGAATGTATTCATGAGTAAAAAAGCAGAGCTACAAAAAGAAATTGAACTTCGTTTAGGCGGAGGAATGGTTGATGTTGAACTTGATCCAGAACATTACGAACTTGCTGTAAGAAAAAGTCTTGAGAAATACAGACAGCGAAGTGAAAATGCAGTAGAGGAAAGTTTTATTGTTTTAGATCTACTAGAAGACCAAAGCGAATACACACTCCCAAATGAAGTTATTGAAGTGCGTGATATATACAGACGCACAACAGGTGTAAGTGCAGGATCAGGCAACGATTTTGAACCGTTCCAATCAGCATACATGCAAACATACTTACTAGGATCGTCACGTAAAGGTAGTTTAGCTACATTTGACTTCCTACAACAAAGTAGAGAAACAATGGGCCGCTTGTTTGGAGCAGAGCTTATGTTTACTTGGCGCCCACAAGATAAAAAACTTATCATACATAGAAAACTTAAAGCAAATGATAATGCAGTTCTTTGGTGTTACAACTATAGAACAGACGAGAGCCTAATTAGCGATCAATATGCAGGTCCTTGGCTTAAAGATTACTCACTGTGTCATGCAAAACTTATGATATCAGAAGCACGTGGTAAATTTACACAGATTGCAGGTCCACAAGGCGGAACTACAATGAATGCAGATCAACTTAGATCTGATGCAATGGCAGAAATCGATAAATTAGAAACTGAGCTAACATTATACAGTGATGGACAAAGCGGCTTAGGTTTTGTTATCGGATAATACTTGACAAATACTCTTATTTCTTTTATAATATATTAAAGTATAGGAGATCTTAATGAAAAAAGTAATTGGTATATGTGGACTAATAGGACACGGTAAAGATACAGCAGCCGGATTCTTAATTGAAGAAGGTTTTCAACGTATTAGTTTTGCCGGTGTGTTAAAAGATGCATGTGCTAATATTTTTAGTTGGGATAGAATACTACTAGAAGGCAATACACCAGAAAGCAGAGTTTGGAGAGAAACTGTTGATGAATGGTGGGCTGAACGTTTAAGTATTCCTAACTTTACACCCAGACTAGCACTACAGCAAGTAGGCACAGATGTCATGCGTAAGCACTTTCATCCAGATATTTGGGTTGCAGCATGCGAACGTCAAATATCAATGACAGATAAAAATGTTGTTATTAGTGATTGTAGATTCTTTAACGAATTAAATGTTATTAAACGTTTTGGTGGAACTACCGCAGTTGTTTGGCGAGATAGCGAACCCGAATGGTGGGGAAGTGCGTGTAAGGCAAACACAGAACATGCACCACACATAATGGAAACACAATACCCAAGTGTTCACCCTAGTGAATGGAGCTGGGCAGGCTGGGCATTTGATAGACAGATTAACAATATTGGCACATTAGAAGATTTACGTCAACAAACGCTAAAATACCTGCTATAAAGTATATACTTAACTCTGTAACCACCCCTTTTTACAGCACCTACCATAAATACATGTAGACACGATTCTACGTTTTTAATAAAGGAGCTAAATTATGGCAAATCTTGTTTCACCTGGAGTTCAGGTAACAATCACAGACGAATCAGTTTACGGTCCAACCGGGACAGGCACAGTTCCAATGATGTTCATTGCAACTGGCGAAGACAAGGTTGACCCAACTGGTACTACGGCGACAGCAGTTCAAACTGCCAAGTCAAAAGCTGGTAAACCCGTATTAGTAACATCACAACGTGAATTAACACAAAACTTTGGTAATGTGGATTTTCATAAAGTAGGCGGCTCTGTCGTTCAAGGTGATGAGACTAACGAATATGGTTTATTGGCAGCATATTCATTTTTAGGACAAAGCTCGGCGGCATATATTGTCAGAGCAGATGTTGATTTAACAACATTACGTCCACAATCAGCAGCACCAACAGGTCCTGCAGCAAATAACACATACTGGGTTAACCCAAGCAAATCTAACTTTGGACTGTATACATATACAGCTAATGGTTGGGTAGCAGTTACCCCTACAGTAGAAATTACAGATGGTTCAGCACCATCGGCAGCAGTTGTTACAGGTGGATACCTAGTAGCAGTGGCAGCCAAAGCTGGAACTACTGAAATAGAATACTACAAAGAAGCCAGTGGCGCATGGGCGACAGCAGCAATTAATACATTTGCACCACACTACAGTGAACCTAGTTCACCAAGTGTTGGAGACGAATGGGTTAAAACTACTACACCAGGCAGTGGCTTTAAATTAGACGTTTCAAAATATACAACAGCAGCAGGTTCTTTTGTATCACAGCCAATTCAATATGCTGATGATAACGCACCTGATGGAACTACAAACGACATCTTCCACAACGGTTCATCTGCAACAGCTAGAACATTAGCTGAAGGTGACTTATGGTTAGACCACGCAACAGACGAACTTGTTCTTAAAGTTTATGCCTCTGGCGCATGGGCAAACGTAGTTGTAACAGCATCAGCTACACAACCAACTGGTAATCCAGTAAACGGTCGTGTTTGGCATGATGGTGACATTAACGAATTAGCAATTTATGAAGTTGCAAGCGATAGTGGAACACAAAAATGGAGACGTGTAACTAACGTTGCATATGCAACATCGGCACCAGCAGTAGGTTCAGCAGGCGACTATTGGATTGACACTGATGCAGCAGGATACCCATTAATTTATCGTTCAAGCGGTAGTGCATGGGTAGTAAAAGATAATTCAGACCAATCAACATCAAACGGTGTTGTATTTGGTGACATTACTGCTAATGATACATCAGCAGGAACATTTGAAGCAACTCTATTAGCAGGCGCGGCAAATCCATTGTTACACCCAGTTGGAACAACTGGTATTAATATGTGTCGTTCTGGTGGAACAGTTCGTAAATACGATACATCATTAACAACAACTTGGAAATGGCGTAACCATGCTCCAAATCAAGCAGACGGTTCAGGATCATTTGGTCGTCATGCTCAAAGAGCAGTTGTAGTAGCGGCTATGCAGGCAAGTGCAAGTGCTTCAGAAATACTTCAAGATACAGTAGCATTTAGCTTAATTGCAGCTCCTGGATATCCAGAAATGACTGACGAAATGGTAACAATAAACAGTAACAGAAATGAAACAGGTTTTGTTATTATTGATGCTCCATTACGTGTAAGTCCAACAGAAGCAGTTAATTGGGTTAACGGCGTAGGCGTAACAGCAAACGGCGAATCAGGATTAGCTACTAAGAATACTTACAGTGCGGTATACTATCCACATGCATACACAACAAATCCAGCAACAGGAGATAACGTTGTTGCTCCAGCATCACACATTGCATTATACACATTTGCATACAGTGATAACGTGAGCTTCCAATGGTTCTCACCAGCAGGTTTAACTCGAGGCCAAGTTCAAAACGCTTCTAGTGTTGGATATTTAGATGCAGAGGATGAATTTAAATCAGTTTCACTTACACAAGGAAACAGAGATACTATGTATGCAGCTAAAATGAACCCTATCGCAAGATTTCCTGCAGAAGGTGTTGTAGTGTTTGGTCAAAAAACTTTACACCCATCAGCAAGTGCATTAGATAGAGTTAACGTTGCTCGTTTAACAGCTTACTTACGTGAAAGATTTGCAGTTATTGCCAGACCTTTCTTGTTTGAGCCAAATGACGAAGCTACTAGAAGAAATGCTAAAGGAGCCTTTGATGGTTTCTTACAAGGTATTTTAGCTTCTAGAGGAGTTTACGACTTTGCAGTTGTTTGTGATGAAACTAACAACACACCAGCAAGAATTGACGCAAATGAATTTTGGATTGACGTGGCAATTGAGCCAACTAAAGCAGCAGAGTTTATTTACATCCCAATTAGAATTGTAAACACAGGTGAATTAAGCTAATATTTTATATATTATGCAAATAATTACGAATAAGGGTTGCTTTTTTAAAGTAGCCCTTATTTTTTTTACCTTTTTGCATAAATACAATATATAGAAAAACTTTTAAGTTTTTCTAAAAGAAAAACTTATACAGTTTACAAGGAGAAAATAACATGGCTGTAACAACAAACTTTGGAATACCAGCTACACCACAAGGGACAGCAACATTAATGCCTAAGTTGCAATATCGTTTTCGTGTAGTATTTACTAACATGGGCGGAACGGGATCTAATAGAGATACCACTACGCAAAATGTTATATCAGTTGGTCGTCCATCATTAACACACGAAGAAGTTATAATTGACTCTTATAACTCAAAGACATATATTGCAGGTAAGCATACATGGGAACCAATTACATTAGTCATGAGGGATGATATGAACTCAAATGTTGTTAAAGCAATTGGTAATCAATTGCAAATGCAACTAGATCATGATTCTCAAGGTGCTAAATCACACACTGCTTCCGACCAAGCAGGTGACCCATACAAGTTCTCAATGAAAATTGAAACACTAGATGGTTCATCAACTCCCAAAGTTTTAGATTCATGGGATATAGTTGGAGCTTATCTATCAAATGTTCAATATGGTGATTTAAACTATGGAACATCTGATATGGTTCAGGTTACTGTAACAATACGTTACGACAACGCATCTAATGAAATTGTATTTAGCTCTACAGACCCAGATACTTTATCAGCATAAGAGTTTAACTTCAACAGCTTAACATAGTTAAGCTGTTTGTTGTGCTTTTAAAATTGAGGTAGCAAGACGATGAGAGTTAATCACGCTTATGACAAATATAATCAAGGCCAAATAGCCGGCACTGTAAAGGGCGTACCAAGAAATAAGTATTCATTTACTGCTAGTCTAGATACGAAAGATGGTATTGTAGAACTTGATAAAATAGCAAGTATTACAATGCCTGGTTGGAGTTCTGCAGCAATGACTATGAATTCCTATAACCGCAAAAAAGTTGTTCAAACAAATTTTGACTATAGTCCTATAACTGTTGTCGCATACGACACCAGAGATCCAGCATTTATAGAAACATTCCTTAAAAAATATTCAAATTACTATTTTGCAGGACCAATGAATTCAGAAGACAGACTAGATCACCTTAATAACCCAAAAGGCTTTAAATTACAAGCCGACCGTAATTACATAAGAGAGTTAACAATTTATAGATCAGGTAGTAAAACAGATTTAAATACAATATCAGTTTATAATCCATATGTTACAAACATTGATGCAGATACATTGGACTATTCAGACAGCCAACTAGTCCAATACAGGCTTACCTTCATGTATGAAGGATACGACATAGTATCAACAAATTCAGGACAGTAACTTATGCCTAATTATATGAGGGGCATATATGAGGTTTCTAATCCCAATAAATACTTAGGTAAAAAAGCACCACGTTATAGAAGTGGGTGGGAGTTAGCAGTATTTCGTATGTGTGATAATCATCCAGCCGTGTTAGGTTGGGGCAGTGAAACACATAGAATTCCTTATAAAAATCCACTTACTGGTAAACAAACTGTTTATGTGCCTGATATATTATTAGTGTATAAAGATGCAAAAGGTGGCAACCATGCAGAAATGGTTGAGATAAAACCAGCAAAACAAACATTAGGTGAAGCTAAAAGTCAAATTGATAAAGCACAAGCCGTAATAAATCATGCAAAATGGACAGCCGCTAGAGCTTGGTGTAAATCACAAGGCATGGGTTTTAGAGTTATAACAGAACATCAGATATTTAATAAACCCAAAAACACTAAAAAGAGGAAAAAATGATACAAGAAGATTTAGTAATGACGGA